GTAAACTTCTCTTGTGCTTTTCCATCTTTGTTAAGGGCCCTTTTCAAGAGTATTCTCCCTGTATCATCCATCTTAATTCTTACTCTAGCAGCCATAACTATACACCTTCAACTTCAAAATGGTCCGACAACTCAGTCACNGATTTTATATCAATTACATNGTCAAATTCATTCTCCAAGTCAGCAATTCTATAAGGTTTTACTCCTGTAACCTCAAACTCAACTTCACCTTTAACAATTTTATCTCCTACTGCAAACGTAAAAAACTGTTCTCTTTCAGTAGACTGCAATTTAGCAAATCTTTTAGGACTTATATAATTTTCTAACTTATCAACAAAGATAAGTGTACTATCAGCTAGTAATAATCCCTTTTCACTAACAGTCCCATTTCTTTTACCTTGCCAGTTAACACCCTTTACAACTGTTCTTTTATACTTATAGGTATCACTAGCTAAATCATAATACTTGTTATACACGGTTATATCTGCATTTTTTATTAATACTGCCATAGCATCACCTCTAATAGAACATTTTTATATAAGGCTTAGGTAACATAGCTTTAATATCATCAGTTATAGTCCACGGTCCTGAATTATCTTTATAAGAGATTGATTGATTACCTTCAGATATAGATTTTATACTAGCATTTGCAGCCATTTTGCTATTTTCTATTAATTGATCTACTACAAAATCATATTCAGAAAGAATGTAATCATCATCCCAATCGACATTTAAATAATTTTTTATAACTGCTATAGCCTTTTTTTGCTCAATAGATATTTCCATATAAACACCTACTTCTTAGGTTTTTCTTCTTTCTTTTTCTTCTCTATTAACTCATATCCTTGTGCAATAAGTTTATCTTTAACCTCTTCTTCATTTGTAACTTTTACAACATTCATTCTCTTTAACTTATATTTAAATTCCATACTAACATCTCCTTTCACATAAAGAAAAGGGCTGGGCAAAATACCCAGTCCTATGCTAAAGCTTCTTTAATATTTACTCTGCAAAGTTTTAATGCTTCATCCATTATCCATAAATCATGATATTTTCTATAATCTAACTTCCATGCATCAGCATCTTGATTAGTATTTGGATCAAATATTCTAATCTTATCAGTCTTATTAACTGCAATTGGAGCATACATTGGAGTAATTATCCAGTTAATATTTTTAGCTCCTGCAGCTGCTGTAAAACCACCTGCAGTTTGTCCAGCTGTTATACCATCATAGAATACATAAGCAGTTTTCATTCTTGCACTTGGAACTTTTATTATTGGATGTCCATCAAATGATTTTACTTTAGTAGTAACATCACCCTTAGTAAATTCAGTAACATCTAATCTTTTGCTTATTTTTTCACTTTGATCTAATAACGCAGCTATAGGAGTTGCCATAGTTATTACTAGTGGAATATCACCAACAATATCTTCTATTGCAGTTATGTCTGCCTTTAAAAGTTCAAATACATTTTGTTCAGTAATTGTGTTTCCACCTGTTGCTACATTTCCAGTTATAGCTAAGCTAGCAATTTTTGAATATCTATAAGCATCAATTTCAGGTACTACTTTAGTAGCTTGGAATTGTCCCATTACATTAGTTGCATTAGCTACAAAATTAGATTCATTAACATCCATAGAATCTAACATGAATGTTCTTCCTCTATCTTGTGTCATTGTCTTAGTTTCATATTCAAGAGTTATTGAACCTTGTGTGAAGCCATTAACTCTTGAATACTCCCCTAATCCATCCATATTAATTTTAGGAATCTTTACTTCCTTTCCACCATTATAAATAACTTGTCCAGCATTAGCGTCCATCCATCCTGATGTTAATTTAGCCACTGCGGCTTTATCTAAAGCTTGTTGAAATAAAGTTGCGTATTGAATTGTATTTGCCATAAATATCATTCTCCTTTTTACTTAAATTTTTATTTTTACATCATCATTTTTGCAATATCATCTACAGTAAAATCACCAGATCCATTTTCCCCCGGAGGTGTATAACTACCGCTAGCAATTTTTTCTTTTACACTTGTATTAACAATATCGTCAACAAAAGTTTTAAAATTATCAATTCTAGCCATTGTTGTTTCATCATCGTCTGTTAGAAAGTATTCTATCATTTCCATAGGAATTTTCTTTTCAGCAAGTACATCTTTATACTTCGCTATCCTTTCAGCTTTTTTAGCTTTTGCTTCACTTTCTAACATTCTCTTTTCTAACTCTTCAATTTTCAATTGCTCTGGCGTTTTCTTCTTACCTGTAGCCTTAAGAACTTCATCATTAATAATTGTTTGTAAATTATTTGACTTCCAAGTTTCCAAAGCCTTTTCAAAATGCTTATCCTTTATAGAATCCAGAAAAGACTTGAACTCTGGTTCATTCATTTTTTCTTTAAATGCATTTAAAGTTAGGCCACTTTGTAAAAGTGACTTTGCAAAATCACTTTTTGATAAAACCTCATCAACTGAAGCTTCATCTTCAATATTTTCTATTAATTTTAATAAATCTTTCTTTAACATATCTTTCCTCCTTATCCCACAAACCTCTATGAGCCTTGTGACACAATTTATTTTATTTAGCAATTATATTTTCATCCCCTTGCACACTAAACGCACACAAGACGATTTTATAGCAGTTTAAGCCATGCTAAGGGCAAAATAAAAAAAGTCTTAGTATTTAAGACTTTAATAAATCCATTCAATCCCATATTCAGTAGCACATTCACGCTCAATCCTACACCCCCTCGCTTCATTCCTCGATGGTGTAGAAACAGCGACAACAAGGGTGTCTAGGGACTTCTATCTTATCTTTAAGATTAAACTCTTTATCGTGATACTGGCCACAGTCATCACATAATTTATTATCTAGAGTAGCATTATATCTGACCTTCTTAACGCCAGTTTCCTCACAAAATCTATCAAAAGCAATGCTAGAGCACCTTGCTACTTCTGTTTCTACTAGCCTTTTGCTGTTATAAGCACTAGTATTAAATGTTTTTTCAATATCTTTTCTAATTTGATTAACATTTACCTTACCTTTTAGAAAATCATTTACTTTTCTATGTAAGTGATTAGCAACTTCTTTTTCATTACTCCACACTCTTTCAGAAAAATGTTTTCCTTTAAAATTAGCATCTACAATTTTCTTAACATCCTTAAGCCCTTTATTATAGTGGTAATAACTAAAGGTTTCTTTTACTACAGTAGATAAAATACTAGCAATGATTTTTTCTTGAGAAGCCGCTTCACCTTTTGATATATCAATTATTAATTTAGACATTTTTTTGTATTCTTTGTCTCTTGAACTTTTATCCATAACCATAACATCATTAGCAATTGTATAGGTTAATAGTATATTAGCAACTTCTTGAAGTATTTTATCCCTATCAACTCGTTTAAACTTATAAATTTTCCTTAACTCTTTTTCAGCAAATTTATAAAGACTTTCTATAAATAATTCTTCCTTAGTCACTTACTTCACCAAACCTATCTAGATCTATTTCGTCGCTTTTCTTATAGTCTTCTATCATTTTTATTTCCCTATCAGGATTATTAACAAAACTTAATTGAGCTAAGGCTGTCTTTAGAGAAATATTTTCACCTATTCCAAACTGACTTAGAGTTTGAGCCATCAATAAATCATCTTGCGGAATATTCAATGTAAACTTAACTGATACGTCCCTATAATCATAATTTTTATTTTCAACCTTAAACAGCTTAAATAAGAAATACATTCGACCTTGAATTATATTTTTCATAGATCCTTCACTATCTCTTACACGCTGCTCTAGACCTATTAATCTATTTCTTAAAGCACTTCCGGATGTATTACTTTGAAGTTTTTCGTTAGTATCTATATGATTGCTAATCTCATAGATATTTTTTTTAATTGTATCTAAAGTATTTTGTACAAAGGTATCATTAATATCTTTAGTCAAGAATTTTATTACCACATCTTTTTCATTAGCATTAATAATACCTTTTTCCTTCATATAATCTAACTGTGTCTTACCATATTCGTCTTTAGTTTTATAATCTATAGTACAACCAAGCATAATTAAATAAGCTAGTCTATAATCAGAGATTTCATTAACTATATCACTTAAATTAGTTTCATACGCATCTTGCAGGTCTTT